GGTCTTGACACCTATATGTCGCAGAATGCCCCCGATACCCTCGCGGCAACTGCGGGTACTGCGACCGCTGCAAAGGTCTCCTGCACCGCCGGCGAGACTAAGGTCGCACTCTCGGATGTCACTGCGACGACCGGCACCTTTAAAAAGGGCGACGGCTTTATCCTCGACGGCTATCTTTACAGATTTGCCGCCGATGCAACTGCCGCAAGCGGCGCGGTCGCCGAGGTCGCGATAGATCAGCCTATCCACCGCACTATTGCCTCGGACGCGGCAGTCAAGGTGTATCTCGTCAAAACGACCCACTCCCTCGCGTTCCACCGCAACGGCCTTGCACTCGTCACCCGTCAGCTTGAGCTGCCTATGGGCGCGAATAATGCGGCTATTGCGTCAAGCAGGAACGGTCTTGCTATCAGAGTCGTATATGACTACGACATCAAGCACAAGACCGACCGCGTCAGCTTTGATATCCTGTACGGTGTCAAGACCCTTGACAGCGACATGACCGCAAGGCTGGTGGGCTGATATGACGGAGCAGAACAAGGCCGACCTTATAGCCCGGATGCGCGTGATGTTGGGTAAGGAAATGTCGCTGCCGGCTGCCCGGTATCTGCTGGATAGCGTCGAGTCCAAGGTATTGCGATATACCAAGCGGCATGAGCTTGTCCCCGGTCTTGATCTGCTTGTGGCAGAGATAGCCGCGCAGCGTTACCGCACGCAGCAGCCGGGCTCTACCAATGCGGCGCAGACCGTTGCAAGCATAACGGACGGCGACCAGAGCGTGAGCTTTAAGCACAGCGACTCAGACCTCGCAACAACGGCGGAACTGAGCGACAGCGAAAAGGTGATGCTCAACGAGTGGAGGAGGCTTTTCTGGTGAAGATCCCCGACGCCTTCAGACGCGCACAGCGCGCCGTATTTCAAGACAAAGCAGTCGAGCACTATAAGACCGTCAAACAGACGGGAACGCTCGGCAGCGAAACAGTGAAGCCCGCAGAAACACCTGCGGGCTCTTTTACTGTCAACTTCCGACTCGTTACCGACGCTATGCAGGCGCAGGAATGGGGGCTGCAGTGCAACAAAGACGCCACTTTTTCAACATCCGATACGCTCGCTGTCGAGAAGGGCGACTATGTGAAATACGGTGGCGCTTATTACCGAATCACCGAGATCCAGCCGCACGACAGCCACACGCTGTATCTTTGCAAGGCGGTGAGCCGATGAGCATTGAAATTAAGGGTCTCGGCGAGCTGGCTAAAAAGCTCGCAAAGCTCGGCGGCACTGATACCGCTATTTCAAACGGCACGCGCGAGGCGGCGCGAATAGTCAACAACAGCGCAAAAGAGTTGTGCCCAGTAGATAACGGCGACTTGCGCGCGTCGCTGCATACCGACTACAAGCGCGAGGGTAGCAAGCATATCGGCAGCGTATTGACCAATGTTGAATACGCCGCCTATGTGGAATTCGGTACAGGTCCTAAAGGTAACGGCACATATCCTTATGAGCTCCCGGGCGGGATCCATTACAAGGCGGACAAGTGGCGCGGCAAAATCCCTGGTGTCGGCTGGCGAATGATAAGCGGACAAAAGGCGCAGCCGTATCTCTATCCTGCGCTTATAAACAATCGCGAGGCAATACTCGAGTGCTATAAGCGCGCGATACAGCAGGAAATAAATCGTAAAGGCGGTCAGAAAAATGGTTGATATCGAACAGGTGACTTATGATGTGCTTTCACTCGCCGTACCGGGTGTGAAATGGTCTGCGGAATATCCGCAGAGTTTTGAACGGCACGGTTTGATAAAGCAGATGGATAACTCCGTTAAAATGCCATCCTCTTCGCGTCCGGATCATTTTTCCCGGATCGCCGTGCAGATTCAGGTGTGGATGGCGACGCCGGAGGGCAGAAACGAGGTCGAGAGACAAGTTGACGATGCAATGCTCCGCCTCGGTCTGCTTCGCGGCAGTCCTAACCACCTTGAGGACGAACAGCAGGACGGTACGGTGTTATACCGCACCGTCCTGCTTTATAACGGAGTCTACGACAACAACACGAAGCGGTTTTACCGCAGTTAATAAGGAGGTAAGTACAAATGGAAGATTATCAGACTTCTATAGGCGTGATTCTGGAAATGGGCGCGAGCGCAGAAGCGGCAGCTGAAGTTCCCGGTCTGCTTGATTTTCCCGATATGCTCGGCGAATCGGACAAAATCGACGTGACCACGATGAAGGACACGCAGAGAAAGTATAAGCCCGGGCTTTCCGACCCCGGGGATATGGCGTTTACTTTCGGCTATGAGGGGATGAAGACCGGCACGAACTGGGCGACCCTCAAGGGAGCTAAGGATGCAGACAAGACCTTTATTCTGCTGTTCCCGGACGGTTCCGGTTTCACATGGACAGGCAGAGTGTCACTTTCGATGCCCGGAAAGGGCGTCGCAGAGGCGCTGACCTTTACTGCAAAAATCACTCCATCGTCGGATATAGAGGAATATACCTCGTCCGGCGGCTAAAGAACACATCGGCGGGGGAAACTCCGCCGAAAATTTAAAATAAGGAGACAACAACTATGCTTACTGCGTGTAATGCACCTTTTTATAGATTGACCGCCGGCGAGAAGGAGTACAAGCTCAAGCTCACGACGGCGACAAAAATCGAAGTGGAAGACCGTATAGGCTGCAGCCTGCTTGAAGCTCTCGACAAGCTGGCATACACCAAGGTCTTTGCAGTGACCCTCTGGGGCGCGCTGCAGAAATACCAGGCGAATATGACGCTCCCCAAGACATATGAGCTCATCGATGCGCTTGAAGCCGAGGGCTTTACCCTCGAGGACAGAGCGGACACATTCCTCGGCATTATGAAGGTGTCCGGTTTTTTTACACCGGAACAGATAGCGGACATGGAGCGGGAGGACGAGGAGACGGAGTAATCTTCTCCTCGTCCTTCTCCTCGGCGACCGAATGGGTCGCAGATCTCAAACCTCGCGCTTTTGCGGTCGAGATAACCCCGGACGAATTCTGGAGCATGTCGGCCGGAGAGGTTGAAGACCTTATATCCGCAAGGCAAAAGGCAGAAAATGAGCGGCGTAAATGGCAGTTACAGCTGATATGGAATCTCGGACAGCTCAATTCTTTCGCGTTTAACGACCCGAAAAAATATCCTACGCTTGAAAAGGCGTTCCCGTCAGCTTTCGGCATGCAGCAAACCGGGTGGATGGTAATCAAAGCTCGGATGTCCGCTTATGCCAAATCAAAAAACGCCGCAAGAAACGCCGCAAGGCACAGGGCAGGTGAAAAAAATGACAGTTGAAGAACTGCAAGTACTGATTACAGCAAACACCAAGGACTTTAACGCCAAGATTGATAAGGCGAACAAGAGGCTGGGGTCGCTCGAACAGCAGGCAACGCGCACGGGAGCGGGTGTCGGAAAGCTTTTTACAGGCTTAAAAACGGCCGCTGCCGTTGCGGCTATACAAAAAGTAGTGAGCGAAGTCAAGAAGCTGACGGACGCATACGCGGAAAACGAAGCCGCGCAGATGGGCTTGTCGAGCATATTAACTGCGCAGGGAAAAGACCTGAACGCCGCGAAAGCGTGGCTCAAATCGTACACTAAAGACGGTCTTATCCCGATGATGGACGCTTACACCGCGTATAAGAGACTCGCGGCGGCAGGG